TATAATAAAAAAGATGTTTTCAATCTTATTGGGAAATACAGCGATGCAATACAGGAAGTAATTATATGGGAGAAATCCAACCCAATGCCAGCATCAGGTGGTAGCATTACGAATTCGCATGAATATATAATTGTGTTTGGTGAAGCATCGTTAACATCCAACAGTACATATACCAAAAACACAATAACGACATCCGTAAACTCTAACATGCCAAAAAATCACAAAGCAGTAATGCATCGTGAGGTTTCTGATTGGGTAATTGAAAACTTCACAAATGAGAATGATACTGTGTTGGATTGTTTTATGGGCACTGCAACAACTGGAATGTCATGTAAATCGATGAACCGAGGGTTTATCGGTATAGAATTAAACGATGTTTATTATAAGGTATCATCTGATAATATGCGAGAGACAAAACAGTCAAATAAAATCAACATGTTTAAAGAATTATTCTTCTAACATAATATTAACTAAATAAAAATACAAAATTTCACACAAGGAGAAGAAGATGAATTTGCAGAAAATGACAAAGAAACAATTGGAAGCACATGGTAGAACTATCGGCATTGAGTTAGACCGCAGGAAATCCAAAAAGGATATGATTACTGAACTTATTAAAGCATCGAAGACTGCTAAAAAGAAAGCACCTAAAAAGAAAGCATCATCAGTAGCAAAGAAGAAAGCACCTGCTAAGATTGTTGGTAAACCAACCCCCCCTACCAAAAAGAAACCTGCGTACGTAGCACCAAAACACTCATTTTGGGACAAAGTTAAGAATTATTTTTCCTTTTAATAAGTTATAATATAGTTTTTTAAAACAGATTATATTATGAAACAATTGTGGACTGAAAAGTACAGACCATCTACTGTAGATGGATATGTATTCAGAGATGATGTACAACGAAAACAAGTACAGAGTTGGATAGATGATGGTACCATACCGCATCTTCTTTTCAGTGGTTCAGCAGGTGTTGGTAAAACAACATTGGCGAAGATACTAATCAACTCATTGGGTGTTAATAAGTTCGATACCCTTGAGATTAATGCGAGTCGTGAGAACAGTGTAGATACCATTAGAGACAAGATTACTAATTTTGTTGGTACCATGTCGTTCGGCGAATTTAAAGTTGTACTATTAGATGAGGCGGATTACATATCCCCCAATGGGCAAGCCGCGTTGCGTGGTGTAATGGAGACATATGCATCTAATGCAAGATTCATTCTAACATGTAATTACCCAAATAAAATCATCCCTGCGTTACACAGTAGATGCCAAGGGTTTCATATTGAGAAGGTTGATAAAACCGATTTCACATCGAGAATCGCACAGGTACTAATTGATGAGAACGTTGAGTTCGACCTAGATGTACTTGATAGTTATGTCAAAGCAACATACCCAGACCTCCGTAAGTGTTTAAATATGTGTCAGATGAGCAGTTCTGATGGCACATTAACTGCCCCCAACGGGGATGAGGGTGGGATGCAAGATTATAAATTAAGTGCGGTTAACTTATTCAAAGAAGGTAAGATTAAGGAAGCGAGAAAGTTATTATGTACTAGTGTCAGACCCGATGACATGGAAGAAGTGTACCGATGGTTATATGATAACTTAGACTTGTTTGGTGATACTGATGAAATGAGGGACAAAGCAATCCTATCAATACGTAATGGATTAGTTAATCATAGTTTCGTTGCTGACCCAGAAATTAACCTTAGTGCTACATTGGTTGAACTAACAACTTAAAATGTATAAATAGATACATGAAAAAGAACTTTTTAGACAACGACGTTGATTACTGGCAAATATCAAAAACAATCAAAGACCTGTACCTAAGTGATGGTAGTGTAAACGCATTACTAGATTTTGAGAGGGTGTTGGATGAAATTGATATCTATGCATTCCAAAATTGGGATTTAGGCGAATTAGTACAAGGTCCAGAAATTGGACGTTATACAGTAACGTGTACATTCATGTGGTTAGCAGATAGTATGCCCGACCCTCGTGGAGCAAAGCGTTTACTCCCATTCGATTGTACAGTCAAGTACAAGAAATCAACAATGAAAATCCCTATTAAAGTTATGACATCTGATGACTTTATCGATGGTACAAAGAAACCAAAGATTATTGAGAAAGACATTTGGTTAGTTGAAATTACGATGCCGAAAGACTTAATCACAGATATTCAAACAGGTAGCACAGAACTAGAAGGTCAAGACATTGACTTAGAGGATTTAAATTTAGCGTACGAGCAAGATTTGAATAAAGAAGGAACAGAACAGGAAGCATAGCATGACAATAACACATCACTTAATAGAAATATTAAAAATATATAAAGGTGAGGATTTGTCCCCGATGGATAGCATTGAACTAGATGGATTCGCAAGAGTTATAAAGGACGAAGCAGAGGCTTTAGAGGATAGTTTGGACGATAATGGTAATTACAACGCATCAACAAATGAAAGTGTTGAGCAATCTGACCTTAAAAAACTAGCAGGTATTTAAAAATGAACCTACAGGAAGGATTAAATCACAAAGATATGGTTGGGTTGATTAAACCTACCGTACACATCGATGAGTTCGTTAGTAAGATGGGCAATGACGACGATATTGCTACAGTTAGTTTTTATACTAAAAACAGCAAAGTAGCAGATGATTTAGTTGAATGGTTTGAGAAAGGTTATGACTTTGTGCTAGATGCAGACCGTAGTCCTGGTGAAATTAAACCAAACCGTTACTTAGTGTACGTTGAAGTTAAACGTAGAAGTTCACTACCTAAACAAATCGAAGAGTTAGTTAAGGATTTAGCATCATTAACTGAGTACGAAGCATCGGATTGGACTGTTAAGTACGACGATAGTGAAATGGATTTCGATGTTGATTACTTAGAATCACGTTTACTACTTAGTCCTAGAGAATACAGAATCAACAAAGAAGCAGACCTCAACACAATGCGTGAATCAGCGGGTCTCAAAACAAACTCTGTTTACGATAATAAAGATAAAGACATTATCTTAATCCAACAACAAGCAAATATTATTTAGTACACAACCACCACACTAAATATCCATATGAATAAATTAATTGCCTTTGGCGACAGTTTCACGTGGGGGTCAGACTTGGATGATGCGTTGGATGGTGCACTTTTCGATGATGATGATTACGACACATACAAAAAGCATCACCATACTAATGGTCGGAAAATTGGGCAATTTTCCGAAATTGACCACAATCACAAGATAACATCATGGCAAGCATGTTACAGTAGGAAAACATGGACTGCATTACTAGCCAAGAAACTAAATTTAGAGTACGTATGTTATGCAGAACCAGGTTGCAGTAACCAATCAATTACCAGACAATTCTTTCAATATCTTCCATACATTTCAAAAGATGACATAGTAGTCATAAATTGGACATGGATAGACCGTTGGGAAGTGTTCAATGGGCATGATGAAACATCTAAGCAATGGGTAGTATTGCGACCATCTGGTTCTGATGATAAAAAATTAAATGATTTCTATTTTAAATATCTACAAAGTGAGATTTGGAATAAACTCGAAACACTAAAAATGATTTTATTGCTAATCAATACATTAAAAGTAAAACAAATTAAGTTCTTAATGACAAGTGTGGATAAATTAGTCGTAGATGAGAAATTTCATTCACCGAGTTACATTACTGCATTACGAGAAGAAGTGACAAATGATATTACTTGGTTTAATGGTGATGGATTTTTAGATTGGAGTAAAAAGAATAATTTCCCAATTGACGATGTTGGAAAACATCCCTTGGATAAAGCGCACGTGCACGCATGTGAATACATTATGGAGAATCATGACTTTACCTGATAGAATATTTTTTACTGGGGTACCAGGAAGCAAATGGTCTGGTATATCACAGGTACTTGAATCACACGAAGCGTTTAATACAAGTGACAGAACACCTGATAGAGAGTATAGTCATGGACAATTTTCAGGTCATAAAGGTGCGTACTTTGGAATGGGTATGGAATTATACCCAGACCCAATGAAGATAGACGAAGCGTGGAATGGTGGAGAAGGCATAAAGATAGCAAAAAGTCATGATTGGGCATATATGTTAGATGTGATTAAACCAGGATTCATTAATGATTGGATTATGTTGGTTTATAGACCAAATGAAGTTAGTAATTTGTGGTGGCGCCAAGCAGGCGGGTTTGATATTACGTACCCTAATTACAGTCATTATAAAGACAACATTAACATGTATAAATCAATCCAAGAGCAAAACAATAACATATTACAATTTGCATATAGAAATAATGCATCATGGAATTACTTTACATCAAAATGGGTTAAAAATACATTTGGGTTAGATATAAATGTAAATAATGATTACGATGACATTTTAGTAAGTATAATAAAATAATGAATACAAAAATATTTAATAAACTTAACCAAATGGTTAAGGATAGTCCGCAATTATTATTAAACACAAATGCGTTGCAACAAGCAATAAGCGGGGAATTTTGCGTAGACATAAACCCATTAAATGACATCGCGGAACTTACTAACTTAATAGACGAAGCGGTGATGAAAAATTACTTTTCCAAGGTGTGGCAACCAGAAACTAAAAAGTACAAGTACAGTGGGCTTAGCATCATCGACGAGGTCAACTCATTAAACCCAGACAATGTTTTGGATATTGGTTGTGGGTATAACGAGTTTAAAGGAAAAATTCAAAACTTGACTGGCATTGACCCATACAATAAACGCGCAGATGTAATGGTGCATACGCTAGAATATGAAACATTCACTGAGTATGATGTTACTATATGTTTAGGTAGTATTAACTTCGGTAGCACTGATAAAATTATTAACGAACTACAAAAAGCAGTGTCGTTAACTAAAACAGGTGGATTATTGATATTCCGTGCAAATCCAGGAATCCAACACAAGGCGTTTGAAAGTCAATGGATTGATTTCTTTGATTGGAATACAGCGTTCATTATGAATACTGCATCCGCGTTAAATTGTACAGTGGTGCAACTTAATCGCGATATGCCAACAAATGCATTAAATGGTGGACGATTTTATTTCGTACTGCGTAAGAATTAATAAATAAAACAAATACAACGTCGTTGTAACCGACTTTCGATTGAAAGTTACAAAGCGAGTGCTTACATAGTTTTATATATGCAATAACATATATAATAACCTAGATATATACTTTAACATATAAGCACTAATGGAATTTTATCTTTTAGCATTACTAGCACTATTTGCAGGCATTGTATACGGATTAATAATCGGTATTATTCCTGCCGCAGGTGCAACCACGGGTTTAGTTGCGT